GAAGTGATTGTCAACAGATCTGATTTGCGCTTCAGCTTGCTTTTGATAGAAGTCGTTACGCTGATTAACCATTTCTGTTGGCGTTTTGCACAGTAACAACCCACCCACCACGACATTATCTTTAAAACGAGCGTTGTCATTATCAAGATACATCGAGATTTCGGGATGGTCTTCTGCGCGAACAGGCTCCCAACCTTCGCGGATTTTGGATGACACATTACGTGGGTCAGCTTGACCCAAGGTACTGACACGAATCCAACGGTACGTATATCCTGCTTCAGGTGCAGGGTCAGGCAGCAGCGTGGGCGGTGCCCAGCTACGAGGACGTTCATCGTTAGCGCGAGTTTGTAGATCGCGGCCTGTGCGAGTTTCAGCTAATTTATTCTCAGCCATTTTGTGTCATTCCTTCCGCCACTTTCCGGGCATAAACTTCAAGAGGGATACGTAACTTCTTAGCTAGTGCAACCTGAGTTTGCGTCAACGTGATTTTTTTGGGTGCAACGTTTCTGCTAGCTGGGGCTACAACATTACTGCTGGTCCGTTTTGGTCTCTCCTCTGATCGATCCTGCTCGTCAGGAAAGTTCTCGGGGAACTTGCTACGTAAAGTCTTATTGATCGTCTCGTAATAATTCTCCGAGGTTGGATCAACGCCTTCTTCGACTAATTGCTCATGCAGTCCCAGAGTGAAGGCAGTCATCGGCCTATTTCTCCCAAACCACTGATTTTTGTTACGCCATGCAAGTGCTTTGGGATCGGCTTTTGATTCTGGGGCGGATTGTGGTTGCATATTTACAGGAACTTCACGTTCTTGTAAAGGGGGTGCTTTAAAGTTCTCAACTTTATCAAGCCGTAATTTAGCTTGAGTTAATTCTTCTTGAGCTGCAACAATCTGATCAGCATCCCCCGCATCATAGGCAGCTTTATATTTGGCTCGTGCTTGAGCAAGCGCCATTTCTGCATTTTGTTTAGCTGTACCGACAAGAAGTGTTGTGTGATCGCCTAGATTTTTCTTAAGGCTATTATTCTCATGAATAATCTGCTGAGCAAACTTCAACGCCTCTTCACGTTCCCGCAAAGCTGCTTCTTTAGCTCTACGTTCGTCGTGGTATCCATGCGACAGTTTCTTAATACGTTTCTGTACACCTTCGTCGTATTTAGAAAGCTCGTCGTCAGTTACTTCATTGACGGGCTCTTCAAGCGGTTTACGTCCTTTATCAGGATCAGGCGTATCGTCAACAACTTCTATTTCAAACTCAACATCGTCTTTTGCCTTCTTTTCAGGCTCACGTTCGTCTGGGAATTTATATTCCACCTTTTCAAAATCTGCCATATATCACCTCACGCACGTTGAATGCCACGGGGGTCTTCCACCACAGCTTCGACGGAATCATCGTTAATAATCCGAAACTCGCGGTCGTGAATCTTGATGCGAGTGCCGGTGTTGGCACGGGTAATAATAAAATCCCCTGGTTTACACCACGGTCCCGTGGGGAATCGGTTCTGATCGGCATACGCCATATCACCAAGTGCTACAACGAAGAGCACGTTACTCAGTAACTCTTCAAACTTGACAGTAGCGTCTGCCTTAATAATCCCGCTATCAAACTTATTTTCGATGTTAGGTAAGGTGCAAAGAATCTTGTACCCTTTAACAATCGGCAATTGCTTGGCTTTTTGCTGAACATCTTCAATCACAGCTTGAGCTGCATCAGTCATTTTCAAATTCCTCATAACGTTGCACAAGGTCTTGTACTTCCATCCTTGCACGGCGCAGACCTTGGATTACGCCGCACAAATTCTTATATTCAGCAAAGTCTTTACAGTTTCCTTCAGCCATTGCATCACTTACTTCCCGCTCTCGTTCTCTGAGTTTGTTAAATAAGTGATCCAGCATTTGCCTTTCATGGGTCATTCAGTATTCCTTTTTGCCATCGCTGTTTTAAGTAAATCGGCCTGAATCTTTTTATCTTCCTGCCTGTTTTGGTTCATCAGCCGCACATTCTCTTTCTGTGCATCGATTTGGATGCGTTTATCTTCGTTTTGCAATCGGGCAGCAGCGAGTGCAATGTCAGCCTGATCTTTAGCGGCTTTGCGTTGCTGTTCTGCGGCTTTGATCTGAAGCTCTTGCTGCTGCATCTGAACTAGCGGGTCTTGCGCCATCTGTTGTGCTTGCTGTTGTGCAGCCTGAGCTTGGTGTATCTGTAGGACTTGTTGCGCTGCTTCAGCAACATACTTAGCCATCGCCAACTCTTCAGCTTCAGATACTTCTTGCTCTGGCCCAGGCAATGGCGCACCCACACGTTGTTCGATTTCTTGACGGTATCTAAACCCTAAATGCTCGGCAACGTGAGCCATCATTGCAGCTTGCATGGTTTGCGCCATTGGGTTCTGACCTATAGTCTGCATAATGCTTGGGTCTTGCAAGAAGGTCATATGCGCTGTGATGTGCGCTTGATGATCCTGATAGATGAACGCTTTTAGTGGGGTGCCCTTGAGCACATTCATGTTCTCGGTTATGGGATCTTTGGGCTTCTGGTCATCAGGCAGGGGTACTAATTTATCGGCGTTAGGAATACCCAGCACATCCAACATCTGCCTATGAAGGCGAGGCATGTCATATAACTGAGGCGCACCCTGAGCCAACTGCAACGCAGCTTGATACTGCACAACCCGCTGAGCCATCGTCGAGGCGTTGGGGTCAGACACAGGAATAACTTCTACGATGTCGTAGTCCTCAGCCTTAACCTGCGGTGTACCATCTTGCGGCACGTAGCTGTAATCAGGTGAGGTGTACTCCCTAATAATTTCTTTTAAGAGCTTGAACTCTTCCTTCATCGCTGCATGGATGCGAGCCTGCACAGCACCCATTGTTTTTAACTGTCGCTCAAGTAGTGCCAGCGTCGTACCCACCGGAGCCTGACTCGACATATCGCTGATCTTCATATCAGCCATACCACTGAGCCGTCGCGCTTCTTCGGTGATTTGGTTTAGTAAGGCGAGGAGAACCTGACTGGGTTCCTTGTAAGGCAACGGCAGGATGTTATCTCTGATCGCACCCCCCGGCACATCTACATCTCGCCATTCACCCGGAGCGATAGGAGTGTCATCACCTTTGATCCGCAGTCCACGAGCCTTTAACCCACCGGGAAGATTAGAGAGCGACCCTGCGTCCACCAACTGACGGATCAGCATGGTGCCTGCCGTGGCGTAGCCCCCGATAATGTGAATCAATCCAAAGCCATAAGCCCCAAAACCAGGAATGTACATATAGTGTACGAAGTGCTGCCGCGCACGTTTCTGAGGGTCGTCTTCTTTATAGTTACGTCGTATAGCCAGAACTTTGTTGGTATTTTTGTCGATAGTTATGACGTAGGGCAGTGGCAGTTCTTCCTCATACCCCGGCAAGTCATACTCGATATGCACCTCGCATATCTGATACCGCTCATCTTTAGTTGGCTCTTGGCCTTCTTTCTGCGCCTTGGCTTTCTCAATATCGGTCTGACTGGCGTAAGGCTCACCAAGATCAACATCCCGATAAAACCCACTTACCTGTAACTTCTTAACGTCATTCTTAGTCTTACGCATGATGTGCGTAAGGCGGTCTGTACGTCTAATGTTTGTTACACCATAAGGGAGGATGACATCCTCAGCAGGTACATAGAACGAAACTTGACGCTCTAATGATGGGTCGTAGTAGACCTTTTTAAATGACGAACCTGCCAGCGCCACACCCCATAGCGCACGCTCGTGCTCCGACCGATACTCAGGCATCTTGTCAGTTAGCTGATAGTTCATATCAGCCTTCACGCGCTTACCTGCTTCTTCAATATCAGGGGTAAACTGACCAATAATCTGTGTCTTAACAGGGCCAGCAGCCGGGAATGTCTCCATAATGGACTCGCTTTGGAAGCGAATCGCTGCTTCAGTTAGCAGTGTTGAGAACACCCCGCAAGCACCATCCCAAGGCTCGGTCACCTCGTCATACCGCAACCCTAAAACATCTAACCCTTTAACGTAGGTATCAGCCCAGTCCTTGCGCGAAGTAATGTCCGCTTCAACCATCTCCATCACATCGCTGGCAACTTTCTGTAAGTCGCCTTCTTTCATGAACTCGGCTAGATTAGAGTCAAACTCTTCTTCCTCGTCCCCACCCCCCGGCTCAATCTCAAGCTCAACGCCACCCATACCAATCGTTACGGATTCAGGGTCTTCGATCTCAATCTCAATAGGAGCTTCTTCAAGCGCCAAGGCTTCAAGTCCTTCGGGCATCTCGTACAGTGCTTTATCAATAGCCATGATTCATTCCTAACAAATTACCCCAAATAATATCCACGCTTGTGCCCACGCGCCCCGCGGAAATAACGAATGTCATCAGGCTCATCAGTAGGAAGGCGCAAAAACCCTCCCTCCCGAAACCGCATCAGCGCCATTGTGGTCGTGTCCACCAAGTCATCATGACTCATGAACGGGAATCCAGCAACTTCCTCCACCACCTCTTCAGCCCAGCGTGTCTCGGGCACCCATACCAACCCCTGCCTAATAAT